TGTCAAGGTCCTACGTTTGACTTTGTTATCCTACAACATTTATACAAGGCAGCAGAAAAACCTGCTCCGTGGAACTATTGGCAGATACGAGATAGTCGTACACTATTTGCTATGATGCCAAGTGACCCACGTAAAGCAATACAAGAAGATCTTCACAATGCATTAGCAGATTGTTATTATCAGGCTAAATGTGTACAGCAGTCATATAAACACTTTGGAGTAAAGGCAAGATAATGAAAGAACTATGGGTAGAAAAATATCGTCCGAAAACAGTAGACGGTTATGTATTTAGAGATGAAGCACAAAAACAACAAGTTAAAACATGGATCAAAGATAAGACTATTCCGCATTTGCTTTTTAGTGGCAATGCTGGGATTGGTAAAACTACTCTTGCTAAACTACTTTTTAACGAGCTCGATGTAAACGACTTAGACATATTAGAGATTAACGCATCGCGAACAAACTCAGTAGATGACGTTCGTGATAAGATTGTAAACTTTGTCCAAATGATTCCATTTGGTGATTTTAAGGTAGTACTATTAGATGAGGCTGATTACTTGTCTCCAAACGCTCAAGCGGCACTTCGTGGCGTCATGGAAGAATATCATACAACTGCTCGTTTTATTCTTACTTGTAATTATCCTAACAGAATCATTCCTGCTATACACTCAAGGTGCCAAGGGTTCCATATTGCAAAAATTGACCAAACAGAGTTTACAGCCCGTGTGGCTGAAATCCTCATCACTGAAGGAGTGACGCCAGACTTAGATACGTTAGACACTTATGTAAAAGCAACATATCCAGACTTGCGTAAATGCATTAACACTGTACAAATGAATAGTGTAGATGGTGTGCTTAACAAGCCTAACGAAGGTGATACAGGCGAAAGCGACTGGAAACTTGAAATGGTTGAACTGTTTAAAGCAGGCAAGATACAAGAAGCACGTAAATTGTTGTGTGGCGCTATTCGTCCAGAAGAAATGGAAGAAGTGTATCGTTGGCTGTATGACAACATTGAGCTGTTTGGTGATGAAGAAAAACAAGATCAAGCAGTGCTTATTATTAAGCAAGGACTAGTAGATCATACACTAGTCGTTGATCCTGAAATTAACCTAGCGGCAACACTTATTAGATTAGCGAGACTTTAATGCGCAGAGAAAGTTTTCAACACAAGGTATTTTTTAATCCGCAAGATCTAGGGTTAGGAATTGTCGACGGAGTAGATATTGATGAGAGAATTTTACAAACGTATATAAGATTTTGGCAAGATGGTATACTACACAATCATGGCGATAAATGTTTCTTTATCAGTCATTTGTTGCGCAGAATACTTAGATTGCATGGCATCGAAGCATGGACTAAACAAGTTACAATGAACTTTGCTAATATTGAAAAAGGTTGGATTAGTGAAGTAGGATACCAAGACACCGCAATTGACGGGCAAGAGGTTGACACACACTCTGTAGTGGTTACTAAAAACTTAATTTTAGACTGGTCATTGATTAAACCTGTTCATTGGGGTATTTCAGTTAGAGCACCTGTAGCAGTTATTGCAGACCTTACCAAACTAAACGAAGAACAACAAATAGGAGATTTTGGTAGCGTAGTTTATCATTCAAGAAACAATCATCCTTATACAAAAAATATTATATATGATAATAGACAAGATGTTTTGAATGCTACATATCAATATTTCAACAAGTACAGGATGTAAAAATGAATTTTGAATTTGATAACTTTATAGGAATTTTTGACGATTATTTTGACGAAGCATGGATTGAAGATCTAACAAAGTACTATCATACCTTTGAGGACCTTGGTGCTTTCCAAGGCAAGTATCGTCCTAAACATTTGCGAGATGACGAACAATTATACTTGTTAGACCCAAATCGTATTCATAAAGTGCATCCACACTTTTCATCATATTTTTTTAAAAATTTACAAGAAAGTATTGTACCAGCATACTTAGAACAGTTTAGTATTCTACAACCTACAGAATGGATGACTGGTCAACTTAAAATGAAAAAGATTGAAGAAGGTGGCGGTTACCATGAATGGCACTATGAAAGCATGGGTAACGAAAGTACACGCCGTGTTGTTGTACAACTATATTTAAACACTATTGCCGACGGTGGAGAAACAGAGTTCTTGTATCAAAAAAAGCGTATTAACGCTCGTAAGAATAGGTTGATTATGTGGCCTGCAGATTGGACACATACTCATAGAGGAAACACTCCGTTAAAAGGAGACAAATATATCCTAACCACTTGGTTAGAGGAGGTAGTAAGATGACGTATCTTGTAGTTGATAATTGTATCAAATGCAAACATACAGATTGTGTAGAAGTATGCCCGGTTGATTGTTTTTATGAAGGTGAAAACTTTCTAGCAATTAATCCAGATGAATGTATTGACTGTGGTGTTTGTGAACCCGAATGTCCAGTAGATGCTATTGTACCAGATAATACACTTCAGGGAACTGAATTAGATTTTTGGATGAAAGTTAATACAGATATGAGTGCAATATGGCCAAATATCACAGAGAAAAAAGATCCGATGCTAGAAGCAGAAGAATATAAAGATGTCTCTAATAAGTATGAACAGTACTTTAGTGACAAACCCGGAGAAGGAAATTAAATGAAAGAAAGACTAGTAAGTTATTCACAACCAGATGAAAATTTTGAAGCAGAGGGAATTGAAAATGTTCAAGATCTTATTGCGTATGCGGCTAGAGTATCTAATCCTGCAAATCAGCTTAATACAGAGACCTCTGAAAAGTTACTTAACTATCTAGCAAAACATAAACACTGGTCTCCATTTGAAATGGTTAATGCTTGCTTAGAGATTGAGACTACTCGTGATATTGCACACCAAATTGTACGTCATCGGAGTTTTGCATTCCAAGAGTTTAGTCAGCGTTATGCAAAGCCTGAAGATATGGGAGAACAATTTGTTACCCGAGAAGCACGATTACAAGACGAAAAGAATAGACAAAATTCTATCGATATTGATATGAGTGTAGAAGGTATGGCTGAACTTGTTATTAAATGGGAAGAACTACAACAAGATGTAATTTATACAGCAGGTCGTGCATACGATTGGGCGATTGCAAATGGAATTGCTAAAGAGCAAGCTCGTGCAGTGCTACCAGAAGGACTTACTAAAACTCGTTTGTATATGAACGGTACTCTACGTAGCTGGATTCACTATATTGAACTACGCGGTGCTAACGGTACACAAAAAGAGCATATGGAAATTGCTCATGCTTGTGCAGAAGTAATTGCTAAAATCTTTCCCTTGGCAAAAGAACTTTGAAGCATATAAGTGCTATACTAGGATCTCCTAAACAGGAAGTAAAGGAAAAGTTTGCTCTTTTGCCTGTGCGTATGAGCAGTGCAAAAATTATTTGGCTAGAAAAGTATGTTACTGTTGAAAAATATTATGACGGTGAAATGAGTCATCCTATCCGTAGTAACACTTGGACTTTTAAATACACTAAAAATGAATGGTTGTTAAAACAAGTGAAAGGGGCGTAATGCCCCTTTCTTTACTCGTCTCCATAAATTTCTAAGACTTCTTTAACTGCGTCATGCCGTTCGATATCTCCCTGTGCAAAACGGACTATGTCCAAATGTGTGTAGTTTTTCGATTCTAACAGTCCAGTAAAGTCAATTAGACCATTATCCTTTAGCCTATCTGCTTGTGCTAGGTCGCCTGTGACAGCCATCATTGAGCCTTCACCTAAGCGTGTTAGAAGCATTTTCATTTGATTTTGGGTTGCATTTTGCATTTCATCTGCTAAGATAAATGCATTTTTAAATGTGCGTCCACGCATGTACGCTAGTGGAGCAATTTCAATTATGCCTTCTTCGATCATGCCTTCGATTTGTCTTGCATCAAAGTATTCACGCAATACATCAAAAATAGGCCTTGTCCAAGGTGCCATTTTTTGTTCTAATGTGCCTGGTAAAAAGCCTAAATCTTCATCGACTGATACTGCTGGTCTTGTTACAATGATCTTATCTACTTGGCCTTCTTTAAACATCTTTACAGCAACTTGTACAGCTAACAGCGTTTTGCCTGTTCCTGCCGGCCCAATGCCAAAAACTATGTCTTTCGTTGGGTCTAACAGTTTAAGTACATACTGCTCTTGATGTCTATTACGGGGGATAATTGTTACATTTTGTTTTTTTTGAAATGAATTAATATTGACTACGTTGTCGAATTTTGAATGCTGCCGAACAGCCTTTCTCTTTGCTCCCATTAAGTCCTCCTTATGGAATATATGGAGTAGGGTAGTTTGTTCACGTAGAACAGTTGCCCTACAAAAGTATTTAGCAATTACCTGCGGGAGAAAAAATATAGTTTTGCTTTTCTATCCGGATAAATAAGTATAGCAAATATTGGAACTATATCATGTACGACATTTATGACTTAATTAGAAACGTTGAAAGCATCTATGAAAGCAATACTTCTTTCACAGTGTTAAAAGACTTTGAGCGTGTACTAGATGAATTAGACCTTTATGTTTACGATAATTGGGAACATGGAGAAATTGCAAAGGGACCAGTTATTGACCGACATTGGGTAACATGCACATTTATGTGGCCGGGAAACAAAATGCCTGATCCTATGGGCGGCAAACGTCTATTAGATTACGACTGTAAAGTTCGTTATGGTAAAGACGATCTAATTGTTCCACGTAAAATACGCAAACCGGATGATATTAGACCAGGCACTAAAAAAGGTAAATTAGATCGCAAACCTATTTGGATTGTTGAAATTCAAATGCCCAAAAAACTAATTGTTGAAACTTATACTGGATATAGAGAAAGCCTTAAGATGATCGAAGAACCAGCCGTTGATGCAACTACTGCGGCACAATCACCAGAAGCACAGCCTGCAGACCAAATGGCGGCGGCACCTGAAGGAGCAGTATAATGGGATTAAGAACAGGCGACTTAAAAGACATGGTCGATCATATTCTTGAGATCGATAGTTTTAAGTCAAAAATGGGCGAAGATAAAGATATTGTTACAGTAAGTTTTAGTGTAAGAGATGGCAACGCCGCAGAAGATTTAAAAGATTTTGTTGAAAAGGGTTATTCATTTGTATTAGATGCAGATAATACACCTGGCGAACAGGCTGACGGTACATATAAAGTATTTGTTGAACTAGAACGCAATAGACATGTATACGATGAAATTTTAGAAATGTCAGACGGTATTGGTAAACTAGCAAATATTGATAAATTTAAATTCCGTTATTACAAAGATTTTAGAAGCAGACCGCTAGACACAGAAACATTAGAGACTTATATGCCTTCTGATCCTGACGCTTATGAAAGTCAAGTAAACGAAAGCAATCTAAGCAATTATAAAAACTTTTTTAACCGTAGTTATGTAGACTCAGTTGACATGTTTGATGATGTAATTAGAATTAAAAAGAAGTACGCAGATCCAGTACATTTTCAATTCCAAGACTTTGGTGATGCAGTAGCCATCAAAGAAAACATCGAAGGTAAATTTGATTTAATGGAAAGTTATCCAGAAATACTCTTTTTTACCAAGTACCTAGGCGATTATAATATAAGTAAGTATGGAGATAGCCTTGTCTTTGAAAACGAAGGAAAGGCCCTCGTAGTCAAAAGGATCTAAAATATGAGTTTTGAATTTGATTTCACAAAAGGCCATTTAGCCGAGATCATTTCTGCTGACGCAGATGATTGGTATGATGCACTTTGTGAATTACTACCTAAATATGGTATTACAACAGAACGTAGAGTCGCACACTTCCTTAGCCAGTGCGCTCACGAATCAGGCGGCTTTAAACGCCTAGAAGAAAATCTAAACTATTCAGCAAAAGCACTTCGTGCAGTGTTTGGACGTTACTTTGGTGAACCACCAAA